TAAACCCATGATTTTTAATTTGGGTTTGGCGTAGCGAACGCCTTCCATATCATGTACGAGTAGAGCGTATCGTTTTTTCGCTGTCCAAAATCCAGCAGAAGCAACACATTCTCTAGACATGTTAAGTTTTTGAACTCTGGCGTTTGTATATTTGCGCAATTCCTCACACACAGTCTCGATGTGTGGATCGAGTTTCTTTTTACAAAAGAGATCAAGAAAATCTACAATTTCTGCGTCTGTAAGATTTGGGTTTGTGATCCTATATGCTTGCACCAACTCTTCAAGCTCTAGATAAAAGCTATCAGTATCAATTCCTCGAACTCTATCCACATTTGATGTGTGTAACATCTTATCAATATATTTGTTTACTCTATCGGCAGTCCATTTGATAGCAAGCTGCCCGGCCGTTGTGATTGACTCAGCAATATCCGTGTTGTGATAACGAAAGTATTTGTTGGCAAGCGCACCGAACAAGGAGTTAAGTTGTAACTTGAGTGCCATTTGCTTGTTGTTTAGTGCCGAAATGTTAGAAACCAAGACCTTAATAGAACTCTCGGATTTAGCAAATTCTAATTCCTGTTGAGACAACAGCATTTCTTTCTTGATTGTTTTTCGCATCGCATACTTTGTGCGCATCAATGCTGGAATAATGCCCTCGGTACTAATGTCATAAAAAGCGCGGTTTGGAGTCATTGTAAATGTTTCTCCCGCCAAGAAGGATAAATCGGCCTCGCCCGTAATCAAAAGATCGCGATCTATATCTCCAGAATCGACATAATTTTGCCCAAGATATGTCTCTGGTGATATATTGTACATCATAATTAGGTGAGGGTAGAGACTATCATAATCTTCACTTATCAACCATTTACTCATGTTTCCAATTTCTGGAGTTTTTACAAAAGCACCTTCAATTCTACGATATTCCAAGTCTGTCTCTGGCTCTACGGTAGAATATATATTTTCTTCTTTCATAAAATTGTAAATGATGGCTTCCCACGAGCGGACAGGCGAAAAAGTATCAACATAATTCATTTTATTCATATACGCCATAGTAAAAACAAGTTCAATCAACTTCATTTTCTGTTCTAACTGTAAAACCAGCCGGGAGTCGGTTGCTCCATATTCCACAAATTTATCATGGTCTTCATCACACAAACGCAACAGAGAGCCTAAATCTGAGTAGTCTACCTTCGCGGAATTCAGTTCATAATTCGCCACACTATCCAATTTATAATTCTCTAAATTATGATATGTGTATTTCTTGTAGAGTTCAAGATAATCCAATACGGCAACACCAGCAATAATATACGTTTGTTCTTCTTGCTGAAAATCGTTTGTATAATTGCGCTGACGCACATCACTCCACGGTGATAATTTCTTGGCCTCGTCTTCGCCCAACACAGACACAATACGATTGACAATATACGGAACATCAAATCCTTTCACATTCCATCCAGTCATAACATCTGGACAATTATTCCACCAAAACGATACAAATTGACGCAGTAAGTCTGCCTCATCACGACATAGTGTGTAGATAATGTCGCTTTCTGAATCATCAAAAGGCTGTAATCCCCAAATTCGAACAACATCGCCTTCGACATCTTGACTATCGATAACCTGTATAAGATTAATAGGAAATTTAGCATCACGCGCATGTGGAAATCCCGCACTCGAACCATCGGGATTTCTGGTGTAACATTCCATATCCAAATAGAAAATACGAATTGCCTCTGGGTCGAATTCAATTTTTCCTTGATATGTTTTTGATATGAATTGAGAAATCATGTTCGGCGAACCATAGACATCAAAAGAAGTCCCAGAATATTGCTGGATTAAATCTTTCGCTTCTCTGACATTAGAACAAGGCAATCGCGTGAGCATAGTTTTCCCGTCCATTGCGATTGCTTGTTTTTCTGTTTCATCATTGGTCGGGCGAAACAAATCAGGAACGAATCCACGAACGATTTTGTTTGATCGAATTCCGTCGTCTACTTGCCTAACGCGGAAAGCATTGCCGTATGGTTCAACTGAGGTGTAAAATTTGCTCAAGTGTTCTCCTTTGTTTCATTGAGACTACTATAAATTGGCGGGTTTGTCAAGCAAAAAGTTTAAAATACTAAATAGATATATGGTTCGCGAAGTCCCCACTTCCAACCATTCTAAAACTGTGAAGGAGTTTCAGCAATGAATAATAAAACATACACAAACGGAATAGTATATATAATCGTTAATCGAACCAACTTAAAATTTTATGCTGGTTCATCTATTAAGTATCAGTACAGAGTTTATGAGCATAAAAGAATGCTTAGAAACGGCAATCATCATTCTATAAAATTACAAAACGCAGTAAACAAATACGGAATCGAAAATTTTGAATTTTATGTTGTTGAACAGCACAAAAACATTTCTATTCATGATTTGAGAAAGTGTGAGCAATCATGGATAGATATATCAGACTACAATATAGCTAAGACGGTAAATTTCTTTCAAGAACCTTGGAGCGACGAACGAAGAGAAAAGAGAAAAGAACAGTCAAAGAAATATTGGACAACAGAACGAAGACTCGAAATGAGAGCGAAACAGCTAGGAGAAAATAACTCAAACTTTGGCCATAAATGGTCAAAGAATCAAAGGTTGGCTATGTCAAAACGACAAAGCTCCCCAGACGCTTATCATTGGATGGCAGACCCAATCGCAAGAGAAAAGGCAGACTTTTCAAAATTCGGCAATAATAAAAAAGGAAAAGATAATTACCGATTTTCTGGGTATTATATTATTTGCTTCGATAAGTTTGAAACCCCAAATACGGATGGCGTATTAGATTTAACCGATATGAACCCAGCAACAATAAATCGTTGGTGTAAAAATCCAGATAAGGTATTATCGCCAAAAGCCATCGCAAATTCTCGTTGTAAATACATCACCAAAACCATGATTGGAAAGACACCAAGAGAATTGGGGTTTTGGTTTGAATCAATCCAAGGATAACAATATCTGGTTTACTTTACGTTCTAAATCCAACATATTGCCGTCGTTTATTATAGTTGAATCTCCATCGACCGTCTCAATGCCTGTTTCGGACACATGTTCTCGAACAACGCCAGTGCCAATAGAAGGGCGAACAATATGCCAAATTTCCCCGCCTTGTTCACGTACCCAATCCGCCTCATTTGTAAATCTTATATCTCCACAAATCATCATTTCATATTCTTGTCGATTTGCGATTTCTCGTTCACAACGACGAATCCACATATCTGTGAAGAACATATCTCGGCCAACCTCTGTGCCAAGTTTTTGTGCTATTTCTCGTGGTGAAATTCCCCAGAAGTCATCCGGTTCTTCCTTCACATCAGCAGCATAAAAATGATCCAATGGAATGCCAAACATTTCTGAACCCGCTTTTTTTATTGGGTCTGCCAGCGCGTAAATAAATGAACTTGGTATAAATTCTTGAATCATTCCAGCTACTGTATCTTTTCCGCTTCTCGCTTTTCCCGAAAGCCCAATAATTTTCATGTGTTCTCCTCATCACGAAAGGTCAAATAGCCTTTCAATAAACCGTTAATATTTTCTACACCAACTGGATTAGCAGAATGAACGTGCCATTCAAAATTCTTTGGGATGAAACCGGGATTTCTCATATCTTCTTCTACCATCCAGCGAACAATTATCATAGAATTATCATCGCCGCCCAAATCATGATCGAATGAAATGAAGCTAGGGCATCCTTCTCGTTTCATATAAGTGATTGCTGCTCGACTGGTTCGAACGATGTCGTATCCGTATTCTTTTGGCATTCTGATGTCATCAATGTACAGCATACTAAGCATTTTCTTCATTCCATTCAAAATTTCTATTATTTCGTTTTTCTAACAGTCGCAATTCTTTCTCACAATGCGCACATCTTTCTGATTTTGGATATTGTCTGAACCATTTTGGTGTAGTGAAGTTTGACAATTCGTAGATTTTTGTGCTGTGACAACGTGCGCTCAATACAATGTTATTTTTCGTGACTGCGTGCATTTTCATAATGAATTCTCCTCTATCAATAGAACAAATCTAAACTATTGTTGTTGAATTGTCAAGCACTATCGAAGTTCGACGACAACCTCAGTCTTCAAACCTCTAAGTTTTTCTGGATAATTGTTCTGTACAAACCTTATTCTTTTCTTTTCGTCTATCAACAAAACCCCTCGATATGTTTGTCTTACGCTATAATCAAACATTTCTAGTATGTCATACAACATAGGCAGAAGATATTGTAGAGAATTATAATTTTCAACAAGAAAACAAATATCATCTACAAATTCGAGACTCTGTACTAAGCAAACAAGCTGGTATGTTGTCGTTCCTTGTCCGCGCATCAGCTTGCCGTTTAGTATGTTAAAATGTACTTTGTGTAGTCTTTCTAGGTCTAATGTGTTCATTTTACCACCATTGTAATTCTTTTAGCTAGTTCTACCGCTTTCTGATGAAAACCTTTCACGAAGAAACGTCGAACCAAATAATTGCGGCCAAGAGAAATGAATGTGAAAATGAATGTGATCCAAAACGATTGAGAAACATCAACAGGTAAATTAAACAACGGTGCGACAACAAATGCCCACGCCATCCAAGAAATTACGAAACCAGATAGCGTGTTCATCATGGATTCAATGAAGGATTCTAATTTAGATTGGTTCATGCGCTTCCAAAACGATACGAATAGAAGCACTCATCACCTTCTTCAAAACCGAGTTCACTAAGTTCATCTACAACAAAATCAGGAAATTCATCAGTGTTCGCACGAACGTAGAAGCAATCATGTTCACACATTGTAGGAGAAGCGAAATCATCATCGCTGTGTTCATATATTAATTGTAATGCTTTGATCAAATCTTTCATTCAACCACCTCTATATTCTTCGTCAATCGAAATATCATACCAATCACGACATATCTTCAAGTATAAATCATCCCAGAATTTTACATCCGGTTCTTCAGGCAAGTCGGATTCTTCTATCTGAATCTCAATACTTTTCACCAAATCTTCCAGCACTTGTCGAACTTCACCAATATTCACATTACCGGATTTTACTTTCTTGATGAAATCTGTTTGATCCAAAGGAAAACTATATGTTCCCTTCGTCAGAATGTCTTGTGTTTGATAGCCGACCCGCAGAGCATGAGAAATTGCTTTGAAATCCACACCGTCATTGGATTCAGCTTTTTCTGCGCGATGCCCGTATTTTGATTTCAATGCTTTCATATTCTCTTCAAACTCTTCAAATGTCAAGCAATCTTGATATTTTCTACCGCAGACTTCATAGAACCTCTGAATCCCTGAGTTTTCTGTGTCTGTGATAATCAGCTTAGAAAATTCTGAAGTTGGTATAAAATCCCAATATTCTTCAAGTGTCTGCGACTTGTCACGTATTGCGTTACACATTTTCAACGCTTTATTGACTGCTGCTAGTCGGGAACCTTTTACCCCATACTTGTTTGCTTGCGCTTTCAAGTATCCAACCATAGACGAACAGTTCTTTGTGTAGCATTTCGATTTAACCGACCGCAGAAGATTGAAAAGATTAGATGTGATCAAAACGTCATCATCAGAGCAATGTAGAATATCCATTACATTGGTGTCGCCTTTAGCTGCCAATTCGATGAACTTTCTTAATGAGTAAAATTTACGATCAACATCGTCGATTCCGTTTTTAGTCTTCTTGTTATCACTCAAATCGACTACAGGCGTAGTCTTTCCCATCAATACGTCGTCTAACGTAGGAATATAGATTCCAGCATAATCATGATCTGATGTTTCAGAATTTAATTTGTATAGATGACTGCCAAATTGAATTTCAGCAATGACTCCTTGGAATGGTGATAATTTTGTCATGATATTCTCCTACAATAGTGAACGATAGACTACATCAGTGTTTTGTACTTGTCAAGAAGTTTGTTAAACATCATTCTGACCGTTTCTATACGCATAGAAACGATTTGAATTAATTTTTGATACCATCATATC